AATCATCCTTCTGCTGTATGGGTAAGACAATCAAAGGAAAATTATATTTGGTTGTCAAATATGTTAATTTCATTGTGTGAAGAATATACATATCGATATAATAAAACACATAAAGTGGAAAGAGATGAATTATGTTTTGTTTTATTGAAAAATATTCCTAAAAATATAGGTAATAAAGGATGGTCAGAACCAACACCTGCAATGCCTGATAATGTGAAAATTCAAGGTAATTCTATTGAATCATATAGAAATTATTATATAAATAACAAATTACATTTGGCTAAATGGAAAAACCGAGAGATTCCTAAATGGTTTCAATTTGGTTGTCTTTCTGAATTAGCTTCTGAATCTCAGAAATTAGGACTTTACAATGCCGACTTACGAATTTTATAATACAGAAACAGGTGAAGAATTTGAAACTTTCATGAAGATATCTGAAAGAGAAGAATTTTTGAGATTGAATCCTCATATTGAACCTATAATATCTTCACCTATGATTGTATCAGGAGTATCAGCATCTAAAACTAATAGAGTTCCTGATGGGTTTAAAGAGGTATTATCTAAAGTTGCAGAGGCACATCCTAATAGTACTGTGGGAGAAAGATATGGTAAACGAAGTATTAAACAAGCACGTACAAATGAAGTTGTAAAAAAACATGTTGATAAGATTACAAAAAGGCTTTCATGAGTTTTAATTTTGTAAAATTATCTGAATTAAATTTTGATTTACAATCAGAAACACTTGAAACAGGTAGATTTTATACAACACCAAAAGGTGAACGATATCCTTCTGTAACAACAATATTAACATCTAAAGATGATGTTTTAAAGAGATGGCGGGATAGAATTGGTATTGAGGAAGCAAATCGTATAACAAGAATGGCAGCAAATCGTGGTACTAGAATGCATTCATTATGTGAAAATTATATTAAAGGTAATTTAACAGAAATGAAAATTAAGATGATGATGCCATTTGATAAGATGTTGTTTGGACAAGTAAGAAAATATTTAGATTCTTATGTTGATAATATTTATTGTATGGAGCAGGCACTTTATAGTGATAAATTAAAAATTGCAGGTAGAGTTGATTGTATTGCTGAATGGAAAGGTAAATTATCGGTTATCGATTTTAAAACTTCTTTAAAAGAGAAAAAAGAAGAACATATAAATAATTATTTTCTACAATGTTCCGCATATTCTGAAATGTTTTTTCATTTGACAGGCAGAAAAATAGATGATATTATAGTATTAATTGCAACAGAGGAACAGATACCACAGGTATTTGAGAGAAAAAGAGAAGTATATATAAAAGAGTTGTACAAGTGTATTAATAATTTTTATTTTTTAACTTAATTAAGGAGATATTATGAAAACATTTATTACTGGTATTATTCTTGGCTTTTTTGTGACATTTAGTTATGCAGCAGATGTACCTGTACCGAAAAAAGAGGAAAAGAAGGTAGAAGCAAAAAAAGAGGAAAAGAAAGTAGAAGTAAAGAAGGTAGAAGTAAAAAAAGAAGAATTAAAGAAATAAATAATTATATTGCTGTATGAAGTGACGTAAAATGTGTTCTGGACGGGGGTTCGATTCCCCCCGCCTCCACCAAAAGTATTTGGGTTCGATTCCCACCGTATGCCAAGGACACCCTTAAGTGGGACTAACTTACACTTGCGGCTTAAATGGTTAAGAATACTTCTGATGGGGGCGACCGGTTTCGACAGGGCAAGGAGTAGCGAAACAGACAGCACGATAGGCGACTGCCGTAAGCAGAGCAAAACTATAAACGCAGCTAATGATGCTCGTTACGATTACGCTCTAGCAGCTTAATCCGTGTTTTGCGGGTTGGACATGGGAACAGAATCAACCCGCACTTTATTTTCAAAAATAACGTAAAGGAGTAACATATGTTTAATAATATTACTAAAATGTCGGCAATTGCATTAACTATGATTTCAATGAATGTCAATTCTGCTGATATTAGTGTAGGCACAGGTAGAGATTTTACACAAGATAAAACTTCTTTGAATTTGAGTGTATCCCAATCTGTTGGTCCTGTTCAAGTTGTTGGAGAATTGGAATATTTTTATGATAAATCCTTTAGCAGATTACGAAATGATCAATATCGATTTAGTATTTCTGCGAAAAAAGATTTTTACAAAATTGAAAAAGTAAAATTTTATACTAAATCTGGATTATCATTTATTGATAATGAAAATAGACCGGATGGATATGCATTTTTTGCTGGATTAGGTTTAGAATATCCTCTTACAAAGAATACATCTTTTGTAACAGAAGTTAAACGTCAATTTGGACAAGATCGTGTTGAAATGTATAATGGAAACACGATTTCTGGGGGCTTGAAATTTACATTCTAATGTAGATTGTCCCAAAGGATTTTAGGGTGTTCCTAAAACACCCTAATAAACACAAACACAAATAAAATAATAAGGAGACTATTATGCGTCCTTTATTTTTCATTTCTATATGTATAACATTAATATTTGGATGTTATATTGCACCATTATTATCAAAATTACCAAACATATACTATATTCCTACGAATATACCTTTTAATGCATTAGCAGAACCAGTTAAAAAACAGGTAGAATGTCTCGCAGAAAATATATATTTTGAAGCAGGAAATGAAAGTGTAGAAGGTAAAATTGCAGTTGCAATGGTAACACTTAATCGTGTATCATCTAAGAATTATGCAAATAATGTTTGTAATGTTGTATACCAAAGAACCAAAACTGCTGATGATATAATCATTTGCCAATTTTCATGGACTTGTCAGGCAAAAGAGATGTCAAATAGGTTGACAATTAGACAAACTTCATTGTATAATGATATTCGTGAATTATCTGTTAGAGTATTTATGAACTATGGTAAAATAACAGATAATACGAAAGGATCAACATATTACCATGCAGATTATGTTAATCCTGGTTGGAATCTATCACAAACAGTTAAAATTGGTAGACATATATTTTATAAAAATCAACGTGATGTAATTAAATTACAAGGAGCAATTTAAAATGAATGAAACACCAAATAAAATGAATAATACTATATTACAATTTTATATTTCAATAACAATTTGTTTTGTTTCTGTTGTTATTGGTTATTCAGTGTATTCTATTAATGATAGAACTTTAATGTCGAAAAATATAGAAAATGCTATTACTAAGGGAGTTGACCCTCTTTCAGTTAGATGTTCATATCAAACTACAACCGATTCTATTTGTATTGCTTATTCTTTGAAAGGAAAATAATATGGCTATTCAACAATTAACAATTAATCAAATTACTAATCCAGCAGACAAACAAAAACTATTACGTGTTTTGAAAGAGTGTTCTGAATCCAAAATTAGAATAGAAGCAGAACGTGATCTAATTAAAGATGCAGTAAACACTATTAGTTCTGAATTAAATTTACCTAAAAAAATTCTTAATAAAATGGTAAAGGTATATCATAAACAAAATTTTGATGAGGAAGTTGCTATACAAGATCAATTTGAAACTCTTTATCAAAATATAGTAAAAACATGATGCCCACAAAAGATGAAATGCTATCTTTTGCAAAAGACATAGAAAAAATTGTTTCCACTACTGATTACAATTATATTGAAGCAGTTGTAGAATATTGTAATGAAACAGGTATGGAACTTGATGTAGCATCATCCTTAATAAACAGCACTCTTAAATCGAAAATTGAGAATGATGCTATGGATTTAAATCTTTTGCCCAAAAAAGCTAGATTACCTTTTTGATTTTTTAGAGAGTTTTTATGACAGGATATGATGCATTTTGTTTATATAATGCATTGAAGATGCATTTTAGTTCCGAAAAATATGACTATTTTCTGTATAATGGTAAAACAAAGACAAGTATTGATGCTTTTGAAAACCGAAAGGATAAATATTATTTCTACAAATTATCAAGAAGAAATACAAAAGAGGATTATATAGAATTTTTAGTATCCAATTTTGTATATGATGAAAATGTTTGGATTGGAACATTATTGACAGAGGAATCATTAACTATTCATCGTAATAGAATGAAAGTTATCGAATCATTGACATATACTATAAGTGAAGATTTTTCTAAATTAGCAGATAATACAAAAAATCCTAATGATTTACTTATAGTTAATGATACTTATCCGAAACTTTTGACAATGATGTTGCAAAAAGAAATTCATATAGAAACAGTATGTATTATGAATGTCTTAATGAACTTTTTTCCATTTTGGAATAAAAAAATTCAAGATACAATTCAATGGCCCCAAATAAGAAAAAAGTGTTTGAAATATGTACCATTTATACAGTTTGATAGAAATAAGATGAAAAAAATATTATTGGAGAAAATGAATTGAAAATAGATAAAATATATCTGGATTTGGATGGTGTCCTATGTGATTTTGAAAAGAAATACATTGAGTTATACAATGAATCACCAAAAAATGCCAGAGAAAAGAAACTATTCTCAAAAAACTGGAATAACTTTGTTGAGACAAAACAGTTTGAGAAATTGGATTTCTTTCCTGGCGCATTAGAATTGATCAAATATGTAAATCAAACAAATATACCTGTTGAAATACTTTCATCAAGTGGAGGAGAAAAATTTCATAGTATTGTAGAAGAACAAAAAAGAAAATGGCTAAAAGATCATAACATTGATTATAAAGCTAACATTGTTTCTAGTAGAAGAAGAAAAGCGAAGTATGCAACACCAAATACCATATTGATTGATGATACTTCGGAAGTTATTCAATTTTTTGAAGATGCTGGTGGTATTGGTATTCTTCATGAAAATTATGGTAAAAGTAAAAAAATTCTAGAATACTACTTGACAACATGATAAATATAGTATATTATGTATTCAGTGGACAAGTCGTTACACTAAACAAACACAACTTTTATACGAGGTAATAATATGAGTTCATTCGCAAATCTAAAACGCAATTCCAAAAGTTTTGAATCCCTTACTAAAGCAATCGAATCTTCTACAATGGCTAGTAGTGATTCTAAACAAGATACCCGTCTTTGGCAACCAACAGTTGATAAAGCAGGAAATGGTATCGCAACAATCCGATTTCTTCCTGCACCATCTGTCGATGGTGATGATGCACTACCTTGGATTCGTGTTTTCAATCAGGGTTTTCAAGGTC